ATAAACTTACCCATATTAGTAAGATTTTCTTTTGTATATTCCTTGCATAAATAAGCGTATAATTGCCGAGCGTAGACAAACTCCCTTAACCTTGTTTTTCTTTTCTTAACTTCATCGAAGTCCATTGCTAACTCTTTGCAAATTACTCTTAAAACTTCTTCTTTTGTAACTCTGCCCATTGGCACAAACTTCTTGAATGTACCAACGTAAATGTATGGGTGAATCATATTGCTTTCTGGATTAGTTCGTTAATACTTTCTTTTGTTCTTTGATTGCTATTGTAATTCTGGATGCACCTCCTGAATAAATCAATCACCATTGGTGCATTCGCTTCTGTTAGATTTCTATTCCCCCTTACAATTGCAGTAAGTGTGATTGGATTGTATGAATGCTTTTCAGCTATTTCCTTGATATCTCCCAATCTTTGATTGTAGATTATGTAATTCATTAATTCCTTACTTATTGGAGTTCCGAAGTGTTTATGTTCAAATATTGCCATCTTATTTTATTTTAAAATTTGTGTTATTTATTAAAATTTGTAATTCTTCTTTTGTTAGTTCCCAGTCTTTAACCATTGTGCTAAATTCATCTTCGATAAGATGCCAATAGTGGTAAATCCCAGAACCCTCGCAAATCTCACAATATGGTTCGTCTTTTGGGATTCCGTTTGTCGTTGTGTTTCCGTTACATTCTTCGCAATTTCTCATAGCTTTAAGTCAAATAATTGGTTAATAGTTTCAGTCCAGTCAACACCTCCAATGATGTTGTTGTTGATTCCAGCCAATTCCCTTACATGGAATTCTAACTCTGCTCTGGTATCAAAGTTCATGAATTCAGTTTTGCCATCAAGCCAATCTTGAATATCATCAATCAGTGTTGAATCGGTTGTGTCGAATTCTCCAGCGAATTCGTAGTTTTTGATCACCTCAACTTTGAAGTGACCTTTTGTTCTTTTGTAAATTTTGAAATTTGTCATGTTGTTTTGTATTGATTACATTACAAATGTCTATAAAAGAATTGGAATAAAAAAACTTTTTACTAAAAAAAATTAAAAACTTTCCTCTTTTGTAAACTTTTCAGGTGTTTTCTCTCGCTCAATCATGGAAAGCAAACAAGAATAACAAACCAAATCAAGTATTGAATCATCAATGGATTCATTGTTTGGTTCGCTTCCTTTTAACAATACACCAAGCCTGGCTACTTTCGTTGCAATTAATGATAGGCAGTTTTGAGATGCAGATAACCCAACGATACTTCCAGCAAGTTTAAAGTTGCTTAAGCGATCTTCATTTGCGTAGTCGTTTCCTTTCTTAAACATTGTTTGCTTAATCTCTGCGACTATCTTTTCAAGTTCGATTTGTTGTTGTTCTAAATTCATCAGTTCGTTGGTTTAGTTATTCTTTGTAATTCATTATACAACCACTCCGAGTTATCGTTCCAAATGTACTCGCAAGTATTAAGTTTGTGATTGTATGGTGTTTCGGTAAAGAAGTATTGCTCGTTATAAAAGTCAATACTTGTAAATCTGTGGCAATCGTATCTCAATGGGCAACCCTCTCCAGTACATTTTGTTAAGTCATCCATATCGGAATAATTGTATTTTCAATACCTTTGAATGATTCGATTACAAATCCTCTCCTACCTTTTTTAAAATTGTTCTGCACCCATTGAGAAGAAGGTGACAAAGCTGGATAATTGTAATAGTAAAAATCATCACTTCCACACATATCAAAAAGGCACTGATGTGAATCACCCTTTTTAAATATGATTTTTTTTGCTTTCTGATAAACTCCATTCTGTTTTAAATATTGATCAATTTTTTCAATTTGCTTTGTGTCTAAATGTGGTTTGAATCCGAATTTCAAAGTTGAATCGTCTTTGCCATGAGTTATCACAAAACAAACATCATTAACAAAGTAATGGCTTATAAAGTTACGATAATTGTTTACCGATACATTTCTATATTTCTGTTCTGCTAAACTCTTGAAAGCCGAGTTTACAAAGTAACCAAATGAACCAGCATGATTGTCATTACAAATATTATTGAATCTTATCTCTTTGTAGTTGTAAATTAACTTATCGAGTAAATTCATTTTGAATTTTAAAGCACAATCAAATACTTCTTCGTTAGTCATATTCTGTGGCAAGTCATGACCTCCTCTTGTTGTCTTTCCGTTAAAACCATCCAATAAATCTCCAAGTTCATCTACAATTAGAATGTCAGATTGTTGATTTTTAATTAATTCATTGTACATTTTATCTGATGCTTTGATCACTTCTTCAGCGTTCCATTCAGTTGCGTACATTGAATTCCCTTTGGAATTGGTATCCATGCCAATATGTACATCTGAATATGTTAATACATCAAAATCACTTTGGTTTTGTTTGTTTTCAACCTCAACATTAACTGGCTTAATATGTTTTGAAACAATAGCATCAAAATCAATTTCATCCTTTGCTACATCGACAACATTCTCCTTAAATACTATATTGTAAAAAGGTGTGCCAGTGTGAGAAACAAGTTTGTAAGATGTTATGTCTTTTCGTGGCAGATTGTAAACCTTGCAGTATTCATCAATCTCCATCATTTGCCCTGATTCACTCCATGCACTCAAAACAAAGTCTTTCTTTGGCTTATAATCGTTTGACTTTGATATTGTTTTAACCTCGACTTCAACTCCTCTCAATTTCTGGAGTTTATCAAAATCTTCTTGTGTCAAATAGTATCTTGGATTTCTTGCATTTGGTTCTTTTGGCTTTATAGCAAATCCCAAATGAATAGCTTCATGCTTCTTTAAACGTAATCGTTTCATGTTGTAAATATAACTAAAAATAAATTACAACAAATTTTATAAGTTATTTTCGCTTTTGAAAAATCCAAAAGAATAGAAATACAAGAAACGATATTAACCAAATCAATCCAACAATGTTCCAAGTGAATCCTTTTGTTTCATAGTATTTTACTGGGATATTCCTTTCTATAATCTTGGTAATAACAATAGTATCACATTCTCCATCCAAATAAAAGCTATCCCTTATAATTTGAGCAGTCATATTTAAGTTTCCTTTACTTACAACAACTCCATCATTTAAAGCTTGTATTTCAATTACCGTATCTATTCTTACGGATTTTGTACGGATTTTAACCGTATCAATTAACTTAACCGAATCAGTAGTATGAACAAACGGATATTTACGAACCAATCTCGAATGCCTTTTGATTGGACTGCATGAACTTAAAATCAATACTATTAAGATCAGGCGATTCATACACCAAGAAAGTTGCAAATAAAATCAAAGTGTAAATCAACAATCTTATTTTGGCCTTTTTCTGTCATCAATATATCCCTACATTCCCTTTCATTTGTATGGAAGAAATTTTCCGTTAAAATAAATGGACAAATCGTGTTCTTTAATATGTAGAAATTAGCAGTTTTAACACCTCTATTCAATTCAGTAAAGTGACTAACAAATGACTTTTCAGATTCAGATGCTAAAACAAAGGAATCAATACTCCCATGTGTATAAACATAAACTCCCCATCCGTTTGCCCTTGCATCTTTAAAAGCATTTGAATGAACCGAAACACCAATGAATTCCTTTTCAGGATTGTCTTTGATTTCATCGTTTATAATTGAAACTCTTTGACTTAATGGCATATCTTCTTGGCCTGTATTTGCATTGAACACCTCAATACCTTTTGCAATCAATTTGGTTGTTAGCTTTTCGACAATCTGTCGATTTCCAACCCCTTCAAAATACTGACTGCCATCACTCCAAACTGGACTTCTTTTGCCTGAAGTTTGGTACACTCCATCAATCATTCCACCATGCCCAGCATCTAAAATTACAACCTGATTCATTTCTTTAATTCGTTTAAATCCTTTTTAAATTCCTTTGCCTTTTTCAATAAATCTCTTACTATTTTAATAAAAGGTTGGTTGCCTAATTTCTGACTTGTTTCATCAATACTTTTTAGTTCAATGTATATCCAAAATGCAGTCACAATCTTAACACTTAAGAATTCAACACCAAACAATTCACCTTCAAATATTACCTTTGAAACAATGAAAGCAAACAATATGCTGAATGAATAGAAGAATGTTTTAACCACAACATTGAACAACTTGTCACTTTGATATTGATTGTTTTTTATAGCATTGTAAATTCCCATTCCTGTATCAGCAGCAATGGCCATAATAACCAACATCACCATTCCTTGAATTGGTGCAATAAAGGTC